CATTATATTAGCATTTGGCAAAGTTTGTCCTTTATGGACCATGGGAGATACTAAAGTCTCTTGGATTTTCATAACCAGCAAAATGAAATATTTCGTACATTGAGAATCAACGTACAGCGTGCCCATCCGTCATCCGATGAAGCAAAACCCCCCCCTCCAAGATTTTCACTATGGCCACAATCAATAAATTAACGATTAACAATTCTGAAAACCTGGAGTGCAAGCTTGGCGCTGCTCTAACACAATCAAAAAATTACACACAAAATTTAAATGAAATGCATGCGTATTTCAATGAACTTACTGTAAATGATAAGTTACAAGTAACCCAACTCAAACAAAAAGCACAAACCCATCGAACCTTTTCACAAATGGTTCACAAGAAGTTTGATAAGTTAAAATCTAAATTCAAGAAACCAGCAATTTATTGCGATTTTGAAGAAGATTTTGTTTATCAAAATATGAGAGATCGAACTCAGTACCGACTATTACCCAATTGTCGAACAAATTCAGGTAGATATTACCACTCTAATGATGTTTACGTCAACCCGAATTTAACATTTGTACCTCATACTCAACTACCCCCTGAAATTATCAATGATTTCAAATTTGGTATTCAACTAGGTGTTGAATATTCCTCAAATAATGCAGGTGATGGGCCTGCAGTATTGTCAAAGATTTGTATTTGCTTATACTTATTTTCCACAGGAGTGACTATCTCTTATTGGCCTATTAACATTTTCCAATACTTTATGTATCGAAAATGTTATATACAGACCTATTCAGAGTTATTCGTTTACTTGGAGAGTAAAATACGCAAATTACAACAAAAATACGAAATACGTAATACGGTAAGACGTATTACTAAGAAGAAAGCAGTGAATTCAGTTTTTTACATGGATTCATTATCCATGAGAGAAAGATATTCTATTATGTTTATTGTTTCATTTATTAGTTTACTAATACTTGAGCAGATTGTCCATTGTCTTGGACATGAGAACAATTTTACATATTATGTTAATATCTTTTTCTTTCAATTGGTATTCACGCTATTATTGAGATTTGTATTATCTCAATTGGGCGTAGAATATACCTCCAATAATGCTGGAGATGGACCTTCAATTCACTTTCCATTACAAGCTTCTGACAATGAATATGACATTTACAATAAAGATCCCTTGGATGGATATCCAAAGAAATTTATCAAAGATGGAGTAGAATATGAAATCTATTCACAAGAGCAGATTGATGAGATTCAACGTAAAGCAAAACAAGGACAGAAGATTGTTGGTACAGCTTTTGCCGCAGGTGCGGCATATATAGCCTTTACGAAATCACAAATGTGTCGTGATTTCATAAAAGAGAAGAATGCCTTCTCATTGGTGGAAAGTATTGGTTTTTTCCTATACGATCTACAACAGTGCAATTCCAAAGCAGGTTTGATAATACCTGTGTATAGATTCGCACGAACCCACTATAATGGTGATTTGGTTGAGGATTTTGTTGCTCAGATACAGAAGTGTATTGAACAACTTTTTCCTATGCCATTGCAAACCGATGATGACGATGAAGATGAAGATAATGTCTTTACGAAGATGCGACATTACCTGGATGATTACGATTCTTTCAGAAACTCTCCCTTATTTAAGAAGGTGTATAAGCTAATCATGTATATGTTAGCTTATACTATCTTCCGAGATAAGGAGTGTTCCTATGAGAGTTTTGGTTATTCAGCACTGGAAGCAGCAGCATTCAAAAACAAATATCATGCCGGACCAGATCTAATCTACACTGTACTTGACACTGTGTCATTTTTGTGTGAAAAAGGTTTTCAGATCTATAAAGAAGGTTACTCCTCCTCCATATTCCACGATTCTACTCGATACAAAAAATTTTACGATGATTGTGAAAAAGTAAAATTAAAGGCTCGACATATGAATCAACTGGAAGCTTTGGATGAGAATGCTTTCTTGAACAAGCTTGACGCTTTGATTGAAAAAGGGAAAGATATCTGCAAGTGCAAAAAATCTATGGGCAAATTCGAAGCAGAATTTGTGGCTAGATATGTTGCTGATATGACTAATATCAAACATGATATTTTATCATTCAGAGGAGCATCACGAACACGAAGTGCTCCATTTGCTATTCTTTTGAACGGTAATTCGGGTATTGGTAAATCAACTTTGATTCGGATAATCATTGCACATTTCTGTAAAGTTAAGGGATTAGATAATGATGATTCATACATCTATACCCGAAACCCTGCAGAAAAATATTGGAATAATTTCCGAACATACATGCATACGATTATTGGTGATGATCTTTCTTTTCGAAATCCCAATTTAGGTGATCCAGCCTCAATGGATGAGATAATCCAAATTGTAAATGATATCAGTTTCACACCTGATCAGGCCAGTTTGGAGGACAAAGGAAGAATACCGTTTCGGGCAAAGTTGTTTGTTGCTTCAACAAACATAAAAAACCTCAATGCACACCATTATTGCGCTTGTCCAAGTGCAGTTCAAAGAAGATTGAAATACGTTGTGACACCATCAGTGCGAAAGGAATACAGACATGCTTCAACTGGTATGCTTGATCCCTCACAAACTCCACCTCTTCCAGAAGATGAATATGAAGATCTATGGACGTTCACAGTGGAAATTGTGATTCCTTCACCAATTCGTGATGCATCTACACAACAATTGGCTACTTTCCAAAAAGTACTTGTTGATGCATCAATGCCTGAATTTATTCAATGGTTGGTGTCTGCTATACATTTGCATGATAAAGATCAAGTTATTGTATCGCAAGCGGTGGAACACACTAAGCAGGTGAAAGTTTGTGAATTGTGTTACATGCCAAAAGCAAACTGTAAGTGTCTACAGTCAGTCGACACTGAACTCATATACTTTGCCTACTTGTATGTGTGGATGATGTTCTTCAAACAAGGACTATATATCATACTGATACACTTATGCAATGTATTTGGTATACAAGGCTGGTTTTCGCAGATTGCATGGAGATGTATGACCAATCCGGCCTTCGCTCGCATTGTTTTTGATAGAGCAGGGGCCCAAGCAGCTCAACGTTTTCGGCAACCAAAGGTGATGTTATCACTCGCGGCTACTATATCTTTAGTGATCGCGGCATACAAAATCTACCGCTCTACGAAGACCATACATGGTGCTAATCAATCCAAAGATTCAGGTCACAGACCAAGTCCATCTAAGCATGATGATACCACGGAAGCTGTATGGTATAAGGACGAATTTGAATTAACAACGGCTGATGTCACGAGAGCAACACTCTCTAGCAAGGGTTTACCATTTGAGCAATTAACGAGCATTTTGCTCAAAAATTGTGCATCGATCGTTGTTGAAAGACCTGAAGGAAAAGAACGTAAGAGTAAAATCTTTGCTATTGGTGGTCAGGTTTATATCACAAATAATCACTGTTTACCTACTGAAGGTAATCTTTCTGTGGAATTGACACAAACCAATTCGAGTACTGGTGTGAATAGCAACATCCGCTTTACATTATCTCAACAAGACATATTCCGAAAGGAAGATCATGATGTCTGTTGTTTTATCATTCGGTGTTTACCACCCAGAAAAATATTAACTCAATATTTTTGTGAGGATTCCTTTGCCGCAAATACACATGCTTTCTATATTTCTAAAACCATACAAGGTTGTGATAAGATTATGAAAGTCAATAACATAAAAAAGAAAAACAATATGCACATATTAGCCTTGGGCAAAAATATGGATGTTTGGACAGGATTTGTGTCACCTGGGGAGGCAACCCAGATGGGAGATTGTGGTAGTATTCTACTAGCCAAATCAGAATTAGGTTATTGTATTGTTGGAATACATATGTCAGGCGAAGAAGATGTCATTGTGGCAAAAAATGTGTCCCGATCATTAATCTCAGAATTTGTTGAATTTGGTAAACAATATCTCATTGGAGCAAACCCTCCCTTGATGCAATCTCAAAATGAACACCCCATTATAACACCCCTTCATAGTAAGTCTACTATGCGTTATATTCGAGATGGGAATGCCAACACTTACGGTTCCATCAGTGGGCACCGTGCTCAACACAAATCGAGAGTCGAACCTACAATAATAGCTGAAATCATGCAAAGCAAGTATGATTATGCAACTGATTGTGGAAAACCAGTTTTCACTTGGGTGCCATGGCGAAACGGAGCTTTGGATTCCCTCAATATTCCAAACAATATTGATACTGTCATTGTTGATAAATGTGTCAATTCATTCTTGAAAGATATTCTCACATCACTCACGAACGATGATTTGCAAAAAGTTCATAAATACGATCTATTTACTGTTGTAAATGGTGCTCATAAGGTGAATTACGTTGATAAAATCAAACGTAATACATCCGCCGGGCATCCATTCAATAGGAGTAAGAAATATTACATGAAGCCAATACCTCCACAACACAATCTTATGGATCCAGTAGAGGTGGATGGAGAGATCATGCAAGTGTATGAAGAAATGTTAGAACGATATCAATCAGGTGACCGTGCTGGCTGTGTGTTCACAGCACATCTTAAAGACGAGGCTTTGCCCCAACGAAAGATTTTGGCTGGGAAGACACGAGTGTTTTCAGGCGCAAATTTACCTTGGACCATGTTGGTACGTAAATACTTTTTGAGTTGTGTGCGTGTGATACAAGAAAATCAGCAAATTTTCGAATCTGGACCAGGTTTGGTTGCGCAAACTTCAGAATGGGAACAATTGTACCAATATTTGATACGTTTTGGTAAACACAAGATTGTAGCAGGTGATTATGGTAAATTTGACAAGCGAATGTCGGCCATTTTCATATTGGGAGCTTTTAAGATTCTAATTGAAATCTGCCGTCATAGTGGAAATTATGATGAAGAAGACGTAACAGTATTGAGAGGAATTTCATATGATGTTGCTTTTGCATATCAAAATTACAATGGTGATTTGATTGAATTTTTTGGGAGCAATCCTTCGGGTCATCCTCTAACTGTCATTATCAATGGTTTGGTTAATTCCTTGTACCAGAGATATGCCTACTATCAATTGAATCCTAAAAAAGAATGTGACTCTTTTAAGAGTAAAGTAAATTTGATGACATATGGTGATGATAACATATGTGGTGTTAGTGATGAGATACCGTGGTTTAATCATACAGCAATTAGTGAATCATTAGCCGGAATTGGCGTCGTGTACACTATGGCTGATAAAGAAGCGGAAAGTAAACCATATATTGACATCAGTGAAAGTTCATTTCTCAAACGTAGCTGGAGATATGATGAAAATACCAAAACACATTTAGCTACTTTGGACCCAGACTCGATAGTCAAGAGCTTGACTATATGGGTGCGATCCAAATCGATCACTGCAGAGGAACAGATTATTGATATAATCGGTTCTGCTAATGATGAATACTTCTTTTATGGAAAAGAAGTATATGAGAGAAAACAAATAATGTTCCGTGATATTATAAAACTTCATGGACTTGACCGTTATATCAAGGAGAGTACTTTACCTTCCTATGATTCTCTCTTGGTAAGATATTTTGATCGTTCGAGAATGAACGATCAAATACTTGCTTAGGCAGTGTTTCGGATTCATTGATATCCGTCTAATTATCAATGCAGCGTGTGTGAGCTGTAATCACTTAGTAAACTATATGTTTGTGTGGACTTTGAGTGAAGTTCCAATCCATAATCACTTTATATTGCGTAGTTACTGTTTGAAGTAATCGGTGGTACTTTGAAATCTTTAGAAGCGTGGACGCAATATACAATCTACCTAGGCGATCCCTGAAATCACTATTTAGTGACGATTTGGTTGATTATCAATTAGTACCCAAAACTTTCCACAGTGTGAGTTTGTTGTGGAATTTTATCAAGAACTCGGGAATAATTGTATGCGTGGCAACTCCGTCAGAGTTGTACTGAGTCCGTCAGTTACGGACGCCGTGTCACGAGGGTTTACTCGTGCGCTTCAAACTGAAGAAGTCCAGAATTTGAAGAAAGAAAAAATGACTTTACCAAGATGTATCTCAACAGGTCTACAATCAGAAGATCAGGAAGTAACTACTTTCGTTGATGCTGATGCAGGAGAAGAGTATAGTGAACAGAATGTGGATGTCAATCGCGACATGTACAAACTTGATTCTACTTTAGCGAATTTCCTAGCGCGACCAGTATTGATACACTCAATAGCCTGGGGCGAAAGTAGCAGCATTGATGATGCTATTTATCCTTGGCAACTATTCTTTAGCGATTCTGTTATTAAGAATAAGATTCAGAATTACAATTATATTAGTTGTACAATGAAGGTAAAAGCACTTATCAATGCCTCTCCATTTTACTATGGGTGTGCTGGTATCTTTTACCAACCATTGATTGATTTTGATCCTGCCCCCATTATTGAGGTGTCAGGGTACACAGGTTCTCTCGTACCATATTCTCAACGACCACACATCTGGTTGTATCCAGCCCAATCCCAAGGTGGAACCTTGGAATTGCCATTTCTGAACCCCAGACAATGGTTGGATTTGACAAATGATGATGAAGTTCGGGACTTTGGAAGGTTGCACATCAAGTCATTGACATCATTGATGAATGCAAATTCAGTTTCCGGAACTGGTTGTGATATCCAAATTTACGCCTGGATCGAGAATGTGAAAATGTGTGGTCCTACAATTACCGCAGCCTTGCAAGCTGGGGATACGAAGGTATCAGCAAAACACATTGAGCAGAAGTATGATGAATCACCAAAGATTAGTTCAATAGCTTCCTCTGTTTCAAGAATGGCAGCTAAGGCGTCTGCTCTACCAGCACCTTTTGGTACTGCAGCCTCTGCTGTGTCGCTTGCTTCGGGAGCGGTTGGGAAAATTGCAGGATTGTTTGGATATACAAATACCCCAGTGGTAGATGATGTTCAAGGATTCAAAAATTTACCATTTCATGGGCTAGCTTCCTGTGAAATTTCTACTCCGGTAGATAGGTTGACACTTGATCCAAAGAACATTCTTGCTAAGAATCCTGAAGCTATTGGAGTGGAGAGAGGAGATGAGATGGATATTGCAAATTTTTGTGCAAGAGAAAGCTATTTGACTCAATTCAATTGGGCAGCTGCTGACGTCTTGGATGATCTATTGTGGGGTACTGTTGTGATGCCTAGAATGATGCGAAGAGATGGTTCTACGGCGTATACGTGGCAAATGACACCTATGTGCATACCAGCTTATATGTTTGAAAACTGGAGAGGAAATCTAGTTTATCGTTTCAGGTTTATCTGTACTAAATACCATAGAGGTAGAGTACGAATAACCTGGGACCCAAACACGAACTTGACATCATTGCCTAACACCAAAGTTTCTAATTACAATCGTATTGTCGATTTAGCAGAGGAGACTGATATTTCAATTGAAATACCTTATCTCGCACCTACTGCTTTTTGTAGAAATGGAACTGGTTATAGTCAATACTATGGTACAACTCCACCTTCACCAAACCACGAATATGATAATGGACAATTAACATTACGTGTGCTCAATCAACAAACTAGTCCAATACTTAGTGCGGACATTGTTTGTTTGGTTAGCGTGTATGGTAAAGATATGGAGTTTGCACAACCTAGAGATGTAACCACCAAGTTCACAGCTTATCCACTTCAATCAACAGATACTTATGTGGAAGGGAAAGAATCAGAACCTTTGTTCGAAGATACAGCACCTCCCGCAAATCTCAATGAGATTTACATGGGAGAACATGTGAGTAGTTTCGATCAGTTAATCAAAAGATCAGCTTATCATGGTTCAGTGTTTTTCCCTGATGATGATATTTCGATGCTTCGTTTTAACTTTTCAACGTTCAATCGTTTTCCTCGGTATCCTGGTTATGATCCAGATGCAGAGTATCTGGGTTATGGTCAGTTGATACCTGGTACAGCCTTCCCATATAATTTCGTGCATTGGACTCCAATAACTTGGATATCCCAGTGTTTCGTGTGTTGTCGGGGTAGTATCAATTGGCATGTAAATGCCGTCGCAGGTAAGCAGATAGCCAGTCTACGAGCCAGTAGGTATTTGTCAGCAATTGCTAATACCGATCTCACTAATAGTACTGCTATTTCCAATGGTGCTACACAATCAGAATTAGCTTCCTGGTGTGTGAGAAGAATGGATGCTGGCTGTGCAGGGTTAACGCTTACCAATGGATATACTCAATCAGCATTAAGTATTAACGCTCCTTTTTATAATCAAAATAAATTTAGGAATGTTTCATCTACTCATGCTACACTGGGTTATTCGGGAGATGCTACTAACACTGATAACTTGAGGGTTACTGCTGTCTTCACGCCAGAGCTCACTATGAAATCCGGTGAAATGCACTTCGATAATTATGTTAGTGCAGGACCAGATTACAATCTGAGTTTCTTCTTGAACGTGCCATCCATGGTTGAACTTAACACAGTTCCCGATGGTGTCTTACCTTAGTACCTGGGCTAAATTGGTACAAATCTCGGTTGGAGATTTAAAACTCAACCAACAGGTCAGTTTACTGGCTAAAACTAGAATGAAC